AAGCTGATAATTTAACATATTTTTGAGCACTTTTCTTTCACCCAATGGGTGAAAGCTGAATTTCGAAGGAATGCATATTTATCAAGGCTTTGATTATGCTTTTTGAAGTACTGACGTAGAATCTAGGTATTACCCTCATTAATATTTTTATATGAACACTTGCCACTGCCGCCAATAAATTCCGTCAATAAAAATTTACAGAACTATTGATGATAGTTTGGTGTCTGAAGGCATCTTTCCATCCGCGCCAGCGTTTCGCTAGCCGGAAAATGCTACCAATGTCGCATATGAGTAACAAGACGAAAGAGTGTGTAACTAAATGTGTATTTTTTGGAACTTTGTGAACTCAATCAAAATTCCGTTCCACTTTGCTCGCAAAACAGACAGGCTATATATATCTATATGAATTAATTATGATTAATTTAGATAAAGGCCCGTTTGTGCATTTTATGTCTGCATTTCGCTTTTTTTTCGCTCAGCATTTGTCTTTACATCTTGTGCTGCGTGAGGTTAAAAAATGAACAAAATTATCAGGCATTTCGTCGATGAATGAACATAAGGTGCGGTTTGGCGTGCAGGAACAAGTCGTAATAGTGAGTAACATAAATGTGAACTGGAAGGGTTGATGTTTAAATTTCTTGATATTCATTAACAGAGCCTGACATAAAAAAAGGCCAGCTTACGCTGGCCTTCGGCAATGATAAGAAAAATTAATCAGAATGTGGCGTTGCGCGGAGTCCGCGGGAACGGGATCACATCACGCACGTTTTGTACGCCGGTGACATAGGCGATCAGGCGCTCAAAGCCCAGGCCGAAGCCGGAGTGCGGTACGGTGCCGTAACGACGCAGGTCGCGGTACCACCAGTAGTCTTCTTTATTAAGACCCATCTCCGCCATACGCGCGTCAAGCACATCCAGGCGCTCTTCACGCTGGGAACCCCCGATGATTTCACCGATGCCAGGCGCCAGAACGTCCATGGCGGCGACGGTTTTACCGTCTTCATTAAGGCGCATATAGAACGCCTTAATGTCTTTCGGATAGTTTTTCACGACCACCGGCGCTTTGAAGTGTTCTTCAGCCAGGTAGCGCTCGTGCTCGGAAGAGAGGTCCACGCCCCAGTAAACCGGGTTTTCAAACTGCTTACCGCAGTTTTCCAGAATGGTGACGGCGTCGGTGTAATCGACCTGAGCGAAGTCGGCATCAATAAAGCGCTCCAGACGGGAAACGGCTTCTTTATCCACGCGCTCGGCGAAGAACTTCATATCGTCCGCTCGTTCTTCCAGTACCGCCTTAAAGACGTATTTCAGCATGGCTTCCGCCAGGCCTGCAACGTCGTTCAGGTTGGCAAACGCGACCTCCGGTTCCAGCATCCAGAATTCCGCAAGGTGGCGGCTGGTGTTGGAGTTTTCGGCACGGAAGGTTGGGCCAAAGGTGTAGATTTTAGACAGCGCGCAGGCATAGGTCTCACCGTTCAACTGGCCGGATACGGTCAGGAACGACTCTTTACCGAAGAAGTCTTTATCGAAATCTACTTTGCCCTGATCGTTACGCGGCAGGTTTTCCAGATCCAGCGTGGAGACACGGAACATTTCACCCGCGCCCTCGGTATCGGAAGCGGTAATCAGCGGCGTGGAAACCCAGAAGAAGCCCTGCTCGTCAAAGAAGCGATGCAGCGCTTGTGCCAGGGTATGACGTACGCGAGCGACCGCGCCAATCAGGTTGGTACGTGGACGCAGGTGCGCAACTTCACGCAGATACTCGATGCTGTGACGCTTAGCGGCCATCGGATAGGTATCCGGATCTTCTACCCAACCTGTCACTTCAACGTGGCTGGCCTGGATTTCAAAACTTTGACCCTGGCCTTGAGATGCCACGATTTTACCCGTAATGACGACCGAGCAGCCGGTGGTCAGGCGCAGCACTTCCTGATTGTAATTGGGCAGAGAATTATTAATAACGGCCTGTACAGGATCAAAGCAGGAACCGTCATAGACGGCCAGGAAGGAAAAGCCAGCTTTTGAATCTCGGCGGGTACGTACCCATCCGCGCACGGTGACTTCGCTGTCAACGGCAACACGGCCCTGGAGTACGTCGGCTACAGGCACAACGCTCATAATAGTCTCTCTATTCGTAGTCCAATAAAAAAATCTGTATCCCCCGATAATGGGGGATATCTATGTTACCTGTCATCTTCCATCAGACAAGCAGATTTCGCACCATCAAGGGGAGTTTTCGGAAATAAATAAAGAACAAGGAGCCAGAACGGCTCCTTGCGATGATTAATGTGGTGATTAACTGGCCTTTTTCACCGGCGGAAGGTCAAAGGCTTTACGCAGTGCCCGGACAAAAGCCTTGTCGTGACAGATGGTTTTCCCCGGGCTGTCGGAGAGTTTCGCGACCGGTTTACCGTTACATTCCACCAGCTTTATCACGATGTTTAGCGGTTTAACCTGTGGGATGTCGCAGGTTAAACGCGTGCCAATGCCGAAGCTCAGATTGACCCGCGAAGAGAAGTGGCGATAGAGATCGACGGCTTTTGCCAGATCGAGGTTATCGGAAAAGACCAGCACTTTACTCATGGGGTCGATCCCCAGCTTCTGGTAATGGGCGATGGCTTTTTCGCCCCACTCGACAGGGTCGCCGGAATCGTGGCGCAGCCCCTGGTAGCGGCTGGCAAATTCCGGGCCGAAATCGCGCAGGAAAGCATCCATGGTAATGCAGTCGGTGAGAGCGATACCGAGTTTGTCAGGATACTCTTCCAGCCAGGCTGCCAGCGCCGCGCGCTGGCTGTTGGCTAAACTGGGGCTGATTTGCTGATGCGCCTGGAACCATTCATGCGCCTGGGTGCCCATTGGCGTCAGATGAAGCCGGCGAGCCAGATCGTAGTTGCTGGTACCGATAAACCACGGCTCCTGCTGCAGGCGTTCGACGATGGCCTGCTGCACTTCACGCGAGAAGCGACGACGGGTGCCGAAGTCCATCAGACGGAAGTGGCTGAGATCGAGGCCGGCGGTGATTTGTGCAAAATCAGCCAGCTTGTGTTCGAGGGTTTCCAGCGCTAAATCGACGCTGATTTCCGGCGAGCGGTAATGATGGACCAGCTCGCTAATCACCGCCAGCAGCGGAACTTCCCACATGATGACTTCACGCCACGGGCCGGACAGGCGAATATTTAACTTGCCGTTTTCATTGTTGACGGTGACCTGGCCCGGGTCGTAACGGAAGTCGCGTAGCCAGTCGAGATAATCCTGAGAAAAGAACGGCAGGGTAGACAACCAGTGATATTCATCGTCCTGCAGCTTCAGGTCGCGCATGGTTTCAACCTGCTCGCGAATTGCGTCGGCGTAGATACCGAGCAGATCGTCCCCGCGGCAGCGGAACTCCGCCGCAACGTGTACATCGCCGTAGCGGTGGAAGACAGCCTGCTGCATGTGCAGCTTGTAGGCGTCCGTATCGAGCAGCGAGTGCAGTACAGGAGAAGTGAATTGTGTCATGGTGCGCAGTAGCGTCCTCTCACTGGAGCGTTTCCATCAAAAACCGAAGCAGAAAAAAGGAGGCGGAGTATACCTTTATTACCCGACTCTGTCCCGCAGTGACGGTCGATGGCGACGCTGGCGGTCATTTGCGAGGCCTAGTTTAATATATTGAACAGGGATCACACCACAAGCTTTGCACCCGGTCGAGCGCATTTCGTGCCTCTTGTGTTATCAATATGTAGCATGTTGATATGTAACATAATGATATACCAATATATTATCCATTCATCACTTCATCGTGGGGCAGGGATGGGGCAAAATCAGATAGTTTCTGGTTCAAAAGCGCCACCTGTTCCGTGTTTTTCTCTGCCATCCATTTCCCGTAAACTTTGTAAACCATCTGTGCATCGGCATGACCCATTTGCGTGGCGATGAAGTTAGGGTTTGCTCCAGCGGACAGCGACCAGCAAGCGTAAGTGTGTCTCGTCTGATAAGCGTTTCGGTGTCTCAGACCGGCCCGCTTAATATGAGCATCCCAAATTTTCTTTATCGATCCGACTGCATAATGGTCTCCTGCAAGGTAGTTTCGTCCGGTTAGTCTCGGATCAAACACAAACGTACATTCGTGCTTTTCCTTTCGCCCATACTCCCGTAGGTTTACTTCTACTTCATGCTGTTTACCAAACCTTGTCATCTCTGCCTGGCTGCGGAGTGCTTCTATTGCTGGTTCAATCAGGAAAACAACCCAGTTCGTTCCAGCTTTAGTTTTTGGCATGGTAAATTCATTTGTGGGCGTAAAGTTCCTCCTGATCATCATCGTTCCCGCTTTCAGGTCGATATCCTCCCATGCCAGTGAAACAAGCTCTCCATGACGAATGCCGGTGTATACTGCAAGGGCCCAGATGTTCCTGATCTGCGTATGCTTACAACTATCAAGCAGTCGAAGAAACTCATCTCTCGAAAGAGGGTCGGGGTCTGGACGACTTCTTGTTAAAGCTGATATACCGTTAAACGGGTTTTCTGCCGTGTACCCACTCGCTACAGCAAAACTGAACATTCCTGAAATAGTGGTCATGTAGTTGTTAACAGTGGGTACCGTTCTTCCTTTTGATGGCTTATGTCCTTTTTTAGGCACCTTCCACCCGGTCAGAAGTTCCTTTCTTATAAGCAGCAAATCCTCTCTGTTAACTGAGGAAATGAACCTGTCCCCGCCGATCCTTGGCACCATGTTTTTTACAATGGACTCATAACCAACAAACCCGTTGCTGCTCATCTCAATCCGCTTGAGCTCAAGCCATTTCTCAGCAATTTCCTTTACTGTTATTTCCTTTTTCTCCACTCCAAATTTTTTCAGGTTAAGAGATTCCGGAAACTGGCTGGCAAAGTTGAAGGTACCCATTTTGATTGCGAAACATACTGAGCTTCTTAGCTCGCCAGCCGTCTTTCTGTTTTTTGGTGTATCAGGAACGCCAAGGTTTTCTCTGACCCTGACGCCCTGATAAATGAACCATATGCGAAGCGATCCGCCATGATTCTCAACGCCAGTTGGATATGACGATTTGGCCATTCTTCCTCCCTAGCGCCCAAGAGCATGTTAAGAATATCGCTTTCAGCATGAATGAGCACCTGGCTGTTTCGACGACTGGCGCTCTATCCACTGATTTATCGCTTCCAGGTTATACATGCATTGGCTGTTCGGGTTTGGATCACCATCAGGTGATACATGCATATATTCTCGGCCAACGAACCAGGAGTTCTTTCTGGCTCGTTCAATTGTTCCAGAACGAAGACCGGTAATTTCTGTGAGTTTCTTTTCTGTGACCCACTTGTTAGGCACCAGTTGAATTACGTCGCTCATATGCTCTCCTGAATCAGGCCGCGCGCTGGGCGCGCAGCTTCTTAATGTGCTCGCTCTGCTCCAGTTCGGCGCGTATCTGGTGCGCCTCTTCGCGGGAGAGCGGTTCAAAGTCATTCTGAAATCTGTCCATGCTTGCCGTGTTGATCCGACCCTGGCGCCAGTAGCGAACCGTCTTGTCATCACTGCTATGGATCAGCACCGGCCATCCGTGGCTGTCGGCGTAAACCTGGCCGCGCTGTATCAGTTTGAACATCACGCCCTCCGATGCTTACCGCGCAATTCCTCTTCCTCCTGGCAATCAGCACAGCGCTGACAGCCCGCCACCAGTTCCCGGCGCCGTGCCGGTATAGGGTCCCCGCAATCCACACAGTGAGTGGCCGATACCGCGTTATGGTTGATGCGCATGTTCTGGATGGTTTGTTCAAGTCGACGCTCTGCCAGCTCGTTGGCCTGATCGATGATTTCTGGCATATCAGCGCTCCTTTATCTTTCCGTTCAAAATGCCGATTTCGACATAGAGGTGGCTTGGTGTTAAACCGAGCTGCTTAATGACCGACATG